TTTATCATCCCTATGACGTGCAATTTCATAAGATTCATATATATCTATCATCTCTTTCAATTTGTATAACTTAGGGAGTGTATATTGGTGGAGTAAGACGTTAAGAGATTGATCAGCGGAGGGACAATACTTACTTGTAGCCAAACTCATGATCAACATGTCATACCTATTTAATGTAGACTTCTCTTTAACTAATCTTCTAACTTCTTCTCTGTATCTTCCTGTGCTTTCGTCTGGCTCATCATTGAAAGGGTTTGAGAAATATCTACTCCTGCCATCTCCGAAAAGCCTTGGATAAAAACATTAGGGCTAATACCATTCTCCTCTATACTCCATGCTAGAAAGACAGGAAGCTTGCCTAGATTCTTACCACGGAAGTAAGTATCAAAGTTCATAGGTACATCGTTCTCTCGCATATTAGCAGTCAATGTTTTAAGAAGAGGTACTACACTTTTCTTTCCCAGTGCGGATACTAAAGTCATGGCAATATTCTTACCAAAATTCATATCACTTATATTGTCTAAACCATCGAATGCCCCTGAGTCAAATGCACTTCCAATAGGCATAGCCATTAGTTGTGTTAATTCACTAGCTGCTTCAATTGCATCGGAAGCGGAAAGCAATTTCAATGTATATTGCTTTCCTCCGATTTCCTTCATTACTGTATCTGATCCTAATAGATCCATTACATAATCCCCTCTGAATTATTTTTATTATGCTTTAAACTGGCTTAATGTTTCTACTGTAGCTAAGACACCACCTAACGCAGCGGCGGATTCTGTCATACCCTCTGGCAACTCTAAGTAGACATAATCTGAACAGAAAAGAGTCCATGTTCTATCTTGAGCCTGAGAGCCAAAACCTAATGTTGGCCCTTTCTTAATATGACAATCACGTAATTGTACTAATACACTTCCTGATGGGTCAGATAAAGTTAAAGATCCTCTGTAAAGAGTTTTAGCTAATCTTTGAGCTACAATAACATTAGCTAAAAATTTATTAGCTAATGATGTTTGTTGTAATGTCAACTCAAACATACCTGTATGGTCTGGACTGATGGAGATACCAACTTCTCCAAAAGCACCTACATCTTCATTAGTAAAATCTGAGTTCTGTTCAATACTTGCAAAGCTATCTGCTACGCCTGTGATACTTTGTTCTAGAAAGGATATTTCTACTTCCCTGCTCGAATAAACGGGTAATTTGTCAGCCATCTATCTAATACTCCTTATGATTCTGCTTCGTATGTTAAGCTGCCTAAGATGACAACAATTTGGATACCACCTGCTAAGTATGCAGTGAAGCCTCCATTATAAATCCTATTAGCCACATCTGAAAAACTTACGCTTGAGCGATCAGGAAAGCTAATTACATAAGGATTATCTTTCTGTAGAATATTAGCTTGTGTTTCTGTTTCGATGTAACGATCTAAAGTAGAAGTTAATACATTCTTTAGACGGGCAATACCTGAGTCTGTATAAGCGATCTTCTTCTCGCGTATCATAAAGTTCTGATAGTTCTCTTTAACTCGCGCTGTTAAGAAATCTCTATCTCGCATAACATCTGCAAAGATTGTAGCTGAACCTGATGAAGTGCCTTGACGTGTAATTGCAATACCACCGGCTACTTCTGTGAATGAACCATTCTTATTAACAAGATTGGTCTTATCAGTAGTATTTAAGTAGTTACCTGTTAATGGGTTTCTAGCTGCTTCAATCTTAGTAGTATTATTAGCTACAAGCTGTTTACCTGCATCATAAGGTGCTAAGATAGAAATATATTCCATCTCTGGGAACTTAGTATCTGCATCGTGGTGAAACCAATAGAATGTTCTAGTACGTATCTCTTGTTTTAACTGAGAAGGTGTGTCTGTAGCTACGTCTGTATAAACACCTAAATCTGCTTGCTCTTGTGTAGTCACCCAGTATTGCTTAGTGCGTGATTCTATATCCTGAGCTAATGCTAATACAAACGCTTGACTGTGATCGTTACATGCTACAAAATAGAAGTCATCATCTGCATCTGTAATAGTTGCCATCATGTCTGCTGCTGTCTGAGTAGTAACAGTAGTGTAAGTAAACTTAGCTACGTCTGTAACTGCATAAGCTGCTGTACCAGTTTTAGACAATGTAATACTTCCTGTATCATCTACAACAGTAACACCTGTTGGTGATCCTAGTGCAGTGACGATAGCAGTAGCAATAGTAGAAGCTGTCTCTGAACCAGTAGTAGTTGTAAATGAAGCAGTAGTGGTTACATCTGCTGTATCTAATACTTCTAAAGTATAAACTTGACCTGCTGCTGTAGCGGCTTCTGGTGTGAAAGTAATAGTATCTACTTCTCTACGACCTACCTTGACGATAATAGGGTCTACGTCTTGAGCATAAGCTGATTGCATAGCTGCATAAACGTTAGAGCTAGTAGGGATATCATCTGCAACTGCATCGAATGATGTGTATGATCGTGTTTGTTCTTTAAACCAGACGTGATCGGCAATGAAAATAGGAGTACCAAAAGAGGCTCTATTGACTGCTGTAACATCCAGTGCTATATTCACCGTTACAAAGGGTTGATATGACAAAGTATTTCTCCTGTAAGAAATGTTATTTAATTATTATGGTGGTGTTGATATAGTTATATCCATATCTATTGTGGTAATTTCACCCTCATCTGTGAGGACTCCATCTAGGTCTACGGTGGTTATAACACCACCCTCTTGATCTGTAGTAATGTCCTCTACATTAAATGTAAGATTAAATCCAGCCACTTCTACAAACTTTCCTGCTAACTTCTCTGGGAGCGAACTGATAGAGAATACATCTTCAATAGAACCACAAGTGTTAGTAGTTATCTCTCCTAGTACTCTATTCACCCTAAAAGCATTCTTTAACTTGCTGGCTATTCTTAAAGAGTCTTGTCCATACACTGTGTATTGCATTAGCATTTTTACATTAGCTGTATAATAAGGATTATCACTATCATCAAGCCCTTGACGTAATAGCCAACTTCCTGTATCATCTATGCTAAGAATATCAAATGTAATATAAGGAAGGTCTGGAGTGTTATCCGCATCTCTCTCAAATATAATAGAAGGTACTTGTTGACCTGCTCTACTTATAGTACTAAGCTCATCCCCTACAAAGTTAGAAGCTACTCTTACAAATTCATTCCTAATGCCAGTTATATCTAGTGCCATTTAGTAACTCCTTTAAGATAACTTCTCTTCTTTAATGAAGACTGATTCATAATGATCTGATCTGCTACCGTGGAATGACCAGTTAGCTACATTGTGAGCAACATAACTCTTACCCTCTATGACTACCTTATCTGCTTTAGTTTTAGGAGTGGCATCACTGTCTGCTTCCTTGATAGGTGTAGTACCATACAATACATAAGCATCTGATGACCTGATACCGTCTGGAAGGATTAACAACTCACTACCTTTCTGGAATGGCTGTATACTAAATTCAGCGTCTATGTATTCAGGAGGAAAGTCATAGTATCTATTATTAGCATCTAGTTCTCCTCCTGTATGCCGCTCTACAGTGAGTTTTGTTTTTACTATCCTACTCATATAGAACCTATTTCCTTAACTTTATTATTATAAGAACTTTTATAAGCTGCCTTACTCTTCAACTCACCTGTATCTAGTAAAGGAGTGGATGTAGCTTCTGTGATAGGCATAAATAACCCTGCCTTACCAAATATATCAGAATACTCTTCCCTGAGAACTTCACCCATTTCCATTAGGAATGCTTCTGATGCTCCCTCTCTTAGGAGATTCTTAGACCACTTCTTATATACTTGCCTGACTTTAGCATTCCTTAGAAAACCTTTATTACTAATCTGTGTAAATGTAAAGTTAGCTAATGGGTTCTTGATAACACCAGACTGTGTAGCTCCAGCAGACCATAGTTGTAAAAGCTCTACATTGGTAATATCTGAATCTCCATGATTCTTACCATCTTCAAAGTGACCTATCTGTAAATTATTAGCTGATAGACTATTGAGATTTTTTAGTAGCTTTTCTATCTTTCCTTTCTTTCGTATAACTTTGGTCTTTATCATCTGAACCCTTCTTAGGAATATCTAATTCAATATCCTCTATAATGTTTCCATCTTTATCTTTAACTATTCTTTTAATCAAGATTATCTCCTATAAAATTAAAGTAGAACTATCAGTACAAGAGTTAACCTTAACTTCTGCACCTCTTATAACTTGAATACCAAAAGCTCTGGGAATGTTATACCCCCCTTTAGGTAAATAAGGGCATATATTAGGGAGAGATTTATTAACAAAGTCTTTCCATAAATTCTTCTGGTGATCTTCTGAGTATTGATAAGTTACCTTACCTACTTGCTCTCTTATCAACCCTGCACCATCAACTGTGTGCTTACCATCATTAATAAGTCCAGCCACTCTAAGAGCCTTACAAAGAGCTTCCGAGTAGTTAGCTTCATCGTCTAGTTCTATATGATTACTTATTACATTACTAATAACAGTTTCTAGCTGAGTATTGGTTAGTACATTTTCATTGGGTAAATATTCTAAGAGATCACTTAGCATCTCTGTTTGGTTTATCACTGGCATATATTTAATTCCTATGTTTTATAATAAACACTTAATAAAATATTTATTATAAAACAGGCCACTTCCTTGTAGCCTGAATTATTAACTAATTATGGATTAGTTAGATGAAGTTACTGGCTTAACCAATAGTGCATTACGGTTCATGTAAAGAGCGTTACACTCTTCAAACAAAGTAATACCGCGACGATTATGCTCTTCCATAAACGCATACTTTTCCATACCCATACTGTTTACATAATCCATAGTCTGTGAAGGACTATAAACAGTAGCAAACATATTCTCTGCACCTACAGGAATTAAGTAGCCTTTGTTAGTACCATTCATTAGAGAGATACCACCAATACTATCTGCCATACGGATGTATGTAACACCAGTAAGTGAAGAAGTAAAGTGTCTACGCATGAATACTGATTCATCAGCAGAGAAGCCGCCACGATCACCAGCAAGTACTCGTAGGTCTAGAGTAGTGCTAGTGTTGATAGCAGCAATGCCACCCATCTTAGCTACTTCGTATGCAAATAGTTTGTCATACAAGTCACCACTACATACCATAGCCAATGAAGAGTAAGTTACACCAGCTTTCGCACAATCTTCTTGTAAAACATCTACTAGATCATTAATAATCTTTTCTGATGTAGTACCACCCAGCAATAGGTCTTTAGCTGCTGCACGCGAAGCACCATAAACATCAGTGTAGAAGTTGTAAGAAGGTGCTGCACCATTGAATGTGTAGTTAGTATCTGTAGATAGTACTTTAGCAATAGACAACTCTTTAAAAGCTACCCATGCACTGTCCATCTTACGTGACATTTCAGATACACGTTCTGCGGTTGTGTAGAGATCATTAGAGAAAGGTTTACGCTTACCTGATACATCAGCAGGAGCTACATTAGCACTAATACCGTAAGAACCTGTACGGAACAACTTCTCTTTAGCACTATCTTTACTAATACGTGCTGCACCTAGCTCATCAAAACGCTTACCTTCTGGCAACTGAATTGTCTCAGTTAATTCATCGTAAGCAACTTTATCATTACTTACAGAAATCTTATCCATATTACCTAGCAAGAGTGCAGTTAGAAAGCCTGACTTGACAGATGACTTACGTGTAATACCTTCTGTTACATCCTGTAACTCAAAAGAGTTCATCTCAGAACGTACAGCCTTATCAATTGGTTGAATACTCATATTATTTTAATTCCTCTTATGCCAAGTATGAAGCGGCTGCATCAGCGGCTTGTTTAGTAGTTGTAATACGCTGTGCTTCTAATTGTGCTAGGAAAGCAGCTTGTGCCCCTGCATCTGCACCATTCCAGATAATACCTTCTTCTAGTACAGCAGCATCGCCTCGATATAGAACAGTCATCTTAGGAGCAGTACCACCTAGATCAGTGTCTTCATCATTGAAGCCTTTACCTTGATAGTTACCTACAGATAAAGCAACTACAGAACCATCTTTAAGTGGTGAACCACCTGTAGAGATGACTGTTGCAATAGTTTGTGCAACATAAGGTTCAAACTCTGATGTGGTATCATTCCATATCATAGCAACACCAATATTATCAACCGTACCTGACGCACCTACGTCAACAGTGGCATAGTTAAAGTCAACTGCATTATCCATAGCAAAAGAATCTTCTGCTGCAATCAACTCACTCAATAGTTTACGACTCGTAGAAACTGTTGGCATATTATTTAGCCTCCTTGTTTAATTCTTTTAGTTCTTCATTAATATTTAGAGATTTAGTAACAGCTTCCGCTTCACCATCTTCACCTAATTCACCAAACTTCTTATCAATGGCATCCTGCTTACTTGCAGACTTCTCTAGTGATTCTTTAGACTCTACCAACTCAGCGAATGCTTTAGTGATAGCTTCTTTTTCATCTACAGAGACACCTTGTAATACTTTAACAACATCTTCTGTATTACTTAGTTTAAACTTCTCTACTTCCGATGTAAGCTCTTGTGTCTCTTTGGCTTGCAACGCTTTTTTGAGGATTGCAATTTCATCTTGTGCTTCTTGTAAAGCATCTTTTTGTGCATCTGACATTTCGTTTCCTTTTGTCATAGTTTGCTCTTCCCCTGCATCACTCTTGACAGAGGAGAGGGAGTTGGTATCACTCTGTTGCTTTCGCAATGGAGAGAATATTTCGCCGTATCTTTCTAACTTAGCGGCTTGTTCTGGGGTGAGATCATCTTCTGTAGGTTGTTTTCCTGACTTACATAAGACAGTAGTTAGTCCCGATGCAGGCCCACCTTGAGATTCATCAGTCATTGATATTTCTGCTGTCTCTGGATCAAAATGTATGTTTTTTAATGAGCGTGTTGCTTTAGTGCTATTAGTCATTAATTAATTCCTCTATATTAGCTAAAGCTCCAATAGAAGGGGCGTTTAGTTCATTAGTTTTCTTATCTTCCCATGCTTCTTTATTATGCCATTTTGCTGTAATCAAAGGAGTACCTGCTTTTACGGTAGTATCTCCTATCTTAGCATCTACCTCCTGAACCCAAGCACGTTGCCATGAGAATACATTAGTCTTGTGTAGGTGGAATAATCCAGCTTGCATTTGACCTTTATCTATTAGCTTATTAGCACTATCTACCATACCCCTGATAGCTTCTATATCTGCCGTATCTCCATGTAAGTCTGTATAACCCGCTGGTATATACATAGGCTCAATAGAGATCATCTGTTCATCATCGAACTGCTTAATAATGACTTCATGCTCATCTTTCTTAAAGAAGTTTTTAAGTACTTTAAGCACAGACTTTTCTACATCAGTTTCACCTGTAGGTACGTCCTTCCACTCTGTCAGTTTAGTAACAAAACTAGCTTCTT